GGGTGGTGGATCAAGAAAATGTTTATTGATCCAGAAACACCAAACACCCCATTTGCTGCTTGCGATATGGAAACAGGTAAACCTCTTCTGTATCCAAAAAACCATCTAAAAGAAGGGCAGCCGCTATTTTACAGGAAGTTTGTTCCTGCAAGACTTACCGACAACCCTTACTTAATGGCATCTGGCGAATACGAAGCTATGCTGTTGTCGTTGCCGGAAGTAGAACGCAGAAGGTTACTTGAAGGAGACTGGGATGTTGCAGAAGGTGCGGCGTTTGCAGAATTTAATCGTTACCTTCATGTGTGCGACCCCTTTGAGATACCTCGTGGTTGGCCTCGCTTTCGTGCTGCTGACTACGGCTTTAGTAGCCCCTCTTGTATTCTTTGGGGTGCTGTGGATCATGATGGTAATATATGGATTTATCGGGAACTGTATGCTAAGAGGCTTACGGCGGATGCTCTGGCCGATGCTATTTATGAAGCAGAAGCTATGGACCCCTCGATGTACACCGCAGTCCTTGACAAATCATGCTGGAACAAAGTAGCAGGCGCACCTTCTGTTGCTCAAACTATGATTACAAAAGGAATCCGTTGGCTCCCTTCTAACTCGGATAGGATCGCAGGTAAGCTTGAAGTACACAAACGATTACAATGCAACCCAGAAACTGGCGAACCACGTATTAAAATCTTCTCAACGTGTACTAATCTTGTACGAACGCTACCAGCAATCCCCTTATCTAAAACTAACAGCGAAGACGTCGATACTAAATCTGAAGATCACGCCTATGACGCATTAAGGTACATGTGCATGACACGGCAAATTAACAACATTAATTACAATTCATGGGCACATAGAGTAAGGGATACTATGCCCGAGCCTCGTGATATTGTGTTTGGATATTAGTCATGGCTAAAGGTAAAAATATTACTACAGGGTTTACAATTGATCTTTCTGATCCAACAGACCCTTTTCGTGGTATTCTTGAAAGTATTGTTAACACCTACGCGCAAGATTTTAAAAATATCCCAGAAGATGCGGCTATTTTAAAGCCTACTCGTAAATTGGCTACCGGGCTTATTGATCGTTTTGCAAAACTAGAAGGAATTAGAATTCCCTATGGAGATGAAAGCAATAAAACTCTAACTGCGAACTCTAGCCTTAGAGCCTTTGAATCGTTGGGTCTTGTAAAAAAAGGCACTAAAAAGGTTGGTAGAAATACTATAAATACTTGGGATTTTACTGATAAGATGGATGACATCATCAATTTAGTAAAAACAGGACAGACACCTGCGGAAGCATTAACATCTAGCTTACCACAACTTGCGCCACCAAAAACCCCAAAAGCACCTAAAAAAAGAAAAGGCATACTCCCGGATGTTCCTGAAAAATCTATTCTTCCTCCAACAACAGAGCCGGAACTAAGTTTAGCTAAACAAGCGCGGGAGTTTTTAGAAAGCAAGGGTAAAAAAGTATCTGAAGAAATTGCTGAAGAAACTGTAACTGCTCGTGAAGCAATTGACATGGTTCTTAAAGAAAGTCGAGAAAGAACCTCGACTGCTGCTACAAAAGCAGAACAGGAGGCACTTGAAAAACTAGCAGGCAAACCTTTTAAAGAAATTCCACAGCAGCTTGTTGAAGCTTTTATGAAAAATCGTGGAAAATTACTTAAAGGTGCTTTACCTGTTCTTGCGGGCGGTGCTGCTGGTTTTGCGGCTAAAGGCGCAGAAGCACTTCAATATGTAATGGAGCCAACACCTGTTGGTTTATCCCCAGAAAATATTGGTTTAGGTGAGGCACGAGAATTACGAGACTTAGCTGTTCAGCTTCAGGATGAGGCTGGCAATATTGATCGACAAAAATTAGACGAGTTGATTAAAGGAGGTGATCCAACGGCACAGCGGTTGCAAATGTATCGTAGTGAATCTCCTCTTCGTATGGCTCAAGATTACGAAGAACTTGTAGCACAACGAGAAAAGCCGTTGAAACAGGGAGCGGCCATGCAAGAAGACCTAGAACGTAGCATGGCGTTTAGAAACCAGATGCAAAAGCTGATGGAACAACGACAACAACAAAGATAAGGAACACTACAATGGAATTTAATGACAAAATGAAAATTATGCAGGGTGATCTAAATCCTGCCGCAGAAAGCAAGCTTATGCGTGGCAAGATGGAAGACTTTGCTGGCATGGTTAAGCGCGAAGGTCCATACGAAGTTATGGCACCAAAGAAGCAAATGCACCCAACAGTTCAGTCTGAATTTATGCGGATGGCAGACGAGAAAGACTACTAAGTTTTACTATGGCATTCCTCGAAACTGATGAAAAGGACATCAACGGCAAGAATACAGACCTTGCTATTGATGTCCGTGTGTCCGAAGAAGCAAGTTCAACTATGTTGAGCGGGCTTGTTGGTCATGTTCGTGCAAAATTTAAAGATGCAGAAGACGGTCGCTATTCTGATGAACAACGGTGGCTAAAAGCCTATAAAAACTATCGAGGACTGTCAAACAATCAGAATAATGATAGCCTACGTGAGAGCGAACGCTCTCGTGTGTTTATTAAGATTACCAAGGTAAAGGTTCTTGCAGCCGTAGGACAAATTAGCGATATTCTTTTTGCTAATAAAAAGTTTCCTATTGTTGTTGAGTCAACACCAAATCCTGAAGGCATTCCTGAATTTGCACATCTAAAGTTGCCACAAGAGCAACAGATTGAAAGCCCTTTTGGTTTTCCTGAAGATGGCATGGAACTTCTTCCCGGTGCAACATCAGCAACTGCTCTTATGGCAGGAAGTAATCCTGTAACTCGTAATCTTGGCCCTGAATACGACAGCGACAATCTTGTTCCCGGCCCCGGCAAAATGGGCCAGCCACAGATTAAGCCCGCTGATCTTGCAGCAGCCAACATGGAAAAGACAATCCATGATCAGCTACTTGATACGGATGCTGTAAAGAAGCTACGCAAATCTATTTTTGAGTGTTGTTTGCTGGGCACAGGTATTGTCAAGGGACCATTTACATACGAAAAAACTATTCCCCGCTGGAGTTATGGTGAAGGCGGACGAACCTACAAGCCTATCTACAAAAGCAAGCCTTCTATTTCACACATTTCTTGTTGGAATTTTTACCCTGATCCTAACGCCACAACAGTTGATGAAGCTGAGTATGCCATTGAACGTCACAAACTAAACAGGCAACAGCTTCGTAAACTTAAAGATGAACCTTATTTTAATCATGAAGTTATTGAAGAACTCCTTGGAGATGGCCCTAACTATGAGGAAAAGTATTTTGAAAATCAACTTCAGTCAGATCAAAATGATCCTATTTATTCTGAGTCTCGTTATGAAGTTCTTGAATATTGGGGTACGCTGGATGCTGCGCTTGCTAAAGAAGCTGGTCTTGAAATGTTTGAAGGTATGGAGGAACTTTCCTCGTTCCAAGTAAATGCTTGGATTTCAGGCAACAAGGTACTTCGTTTTGTAATCAACCCATTTACTCCTGAACGTATTCCATATCAGGTTTTTCCATATGAAGTCAATCCCTATCAAATGTTTGGTGTTGGCATTGCAGAAAATATGGAAGATGCCCAGCTTCTAATGAACGGCCACATTCGTATGGCTATTGACAACCTTGCCCTTGCTGGCAATGTGGTGTTTGACATTGATGAGGCTATGCTTGTTCCCGGCCAGAACTACGATATTTATCCCGGCAAAGTGTTCCGCCGTCAGTCTGGTGTTACAGGCACTGCAATCAATGCAATCAACTTTCCTAACACCGCACCTGCCAATGCCCAGATGTATGACAAAGCCCGCCAGCTTGCTGATGAAGAAACAGGCATTCCTAGCATCATGCATGGGCAAACAGGCGTATCAGGCACAGGCCGTACTGCTTCCGGCCTTTCGATGTTGATGAGTTCTTCGACACTCTCTATCAAGTCTGTTATTAAGAATATTGACGATTACCTTCTGAAGCCAATGGGTGAAGCATACTTCCAATGGAACATGCAGTTCAATGAAGAACAGCCCGAAATTGAAGGCGATCTTGAAATTAAACCGCGCGGAACTTCCGCTGTTATGCAGAAAGAAGTTCGCACACAGCGTCTTGTTACTCTACTCCAGACGGTTGCCAACCCAATGCTTGCGCCGTTTGTTAAGATTCCAAATCTTATTCGTGAACTTGCAATTTCACAGGACATTGATCCGAATGAGTTGGTTAATGACGTAAATGAAGCAGCTATTTTTGCAGATGTATTAAGAGGTTTGAATGAGCAACAACAGCCTAGAGAAGACGGCATTCCACCGGCTGGGGCCGCTGGTCAACAACCCAACAGCATGGATGGCGCTGGAGGAGTACCTGTTGGAGCAAACCCAGAAGATGTCTCGGGCGTTGGTGGCGGAAACATCGGAATTGGAAATGCGCCGGTTGCAGGGGAAGCTGGCTTTACTGGAAACCTTGATGAAGCTGCGGAATAACTACGAGGAAATGCAGAGGAATAAATAATGTCGTTTTTAGATGATGAAACAGCAACAACAGGACAAATTTCTTTAGGGACAAGACGTGCGACCCTTAAGTCTCTTCTGCCTCCTAGTCGTCGTCGTCAGGCAGCACAGCAACAGCAAACCTCCGGATACGATATTCTTCCCTCTACTATGCAACCTATTCCCGGTGTTGTTTCAACACCAACAGATATTGCACGGGTTGGCGTAGACGTAAGCCAGCAACTACAACAACAAGGAACTACTGCCGCGCAGGTTCCAAATGTTTTTGAAAGGTACGCCGAAACAGGCGCTGCTCCTATTGGTGATTTTAGACAGTATTTGTATCCTAGTCCACCGACAGAAGAAGATGAAGAAGAAGAAAACGATCTAATTGAAGCCACCAATGAAGAGTTTGCTGAGAATTTTGGGTTTGATCCCAGTCAATCTACTGATTTGGATTATGGAGAGCCCTATAATATACCTAAAGGTAGTCTTTTGGGTCAACTCTTAACTGCTTTGGATGGGCCAACA